TCTAAGAAGGGCGGTTTTACTGAATCATGTTGCGTTGCTCCTAACGGTAGCCGCATCTTTTTCCGTAATTATTCGCAGAACTTAGATTCTGGTATCTTGGAAGGTTCAGAATGGGACATGGTTTGGATGGATGAGCTTTGTGGTTTGGACCATGTGCAGGCTTTGCGTTTTCGATTGGTTACCCGTGCAAGAAAACCAGCACCAAATTACCCAGAAGGATATCCTTGGCGAGGAATGTTGATTACATTTACACCCGTTACTGGATATAGTCCTACCGTCAGAGAATATTTACAGGGTGCAACCATGGAAAAGTGGGATTGGGCCGATGAAGATCTTCTGGAGAAGGAAAGAGTGCCAATTATTGAGCAGCCGATCAAAGAAAACGCAAAAGTCATCTATTTTTGGTCTCAGTGGAATAAATTTAATGATTACAACCAGTTAAAGCGAACATTACGGTCAGATCCTAAGACAAAAATCTTGATGCGAGCGTATGGGCGGCCAACTAAGGTCCAGTCTGGCCAATTTCCTCGTTTTTCGGAGGCCCATTTGGTGACTGACGAACAAATCCCAGAAGAGGGGACTAATTACATGATTTGCGATCCATCTCACGGGAAAAACTGGGTTATTATCTGGGTACGGGTTGCCAAGGATGGAAAATGCTATGTTTACCGAGAATGGCCGAGCCAAGTGGAACCAGTGAAAGGTTTTGGATTTCTTGGAGAGTGGGCCGTGAGCGGAAAGAAGGTAGACGGTGATAAAGGACCAGCACAGGAACCATTAGGCTTTTCCTTGAATAGGTACAAGGAATTGATTGAAGATGCCGAGAAGGATGAAGAAATTTTTCTGCGGATCATGGATAGTCGATTTGGATCTGCTCCTACTCCTACAAAATCTGGAATGACTACCCTCATTGATCAAATGAGCGATATTGGCCTCCATTTTGAGCCAAGTATTGGTGTAAGGATCGAAGAAGGTGTTACTATGATCAATGATCTACTTGACTGGGATGATGAAGAGGAAATATCGGCCATCAATTGCCCCAGATTATATGTTCATAAGGATTGCAAGAACCTTAGATTTGCATTGGCAACATGGACGGGTAAGGACGGTCGGCATGGTGCCTGCAAAGATTTCACTGATGTTTTACGCTATTTTTGCCTATCTGGACCAACCTATTTGGACCCAAATGATGCGATTATAAGCCAAGGTGGGGCTTATTAAGTATAGCTTACTACAGCTTACTACAGCTTTGTATAGCTTTGTACAGATTTGTATAGTCCACCTAAGTCCACCTAAGTCCACCTAAGTCCACTTTAGTCCACCTATTGATCCAAAAGGTTGGAACTGGTTAAATATATTTTATGACATAGGAAAATTATTAATTATCTTGCTTTATGTCTCCCAATAAGTAAATTAGTAAGCATGAACATATTTGATTTTACTAACGGAACTAAAGGGAAAAGCGTAGGAGAATTTAAATTTGGATTCTCTAGTGGCAAGCGAGTCACTAAAAATGGAAAAACTTTTTCTGTCGAGCTGGCTAACCCAAACAATAGAGAATTTTTTGACAATAAGCGTGGGGTGCAAACAAAAATAACCACTCAATGGTGCAGCGAAGCTGGTAACAACTTAGACAATACAATTAATCCAGAAGACTTCGGCTGCGAAGCTGTTATCTTTTGCACTGGGTGTTTTAGTTTTAATCATGGCAAAGACGAAGAATGGGATTGGTTGGTAGTGGGAACTGCTGACTGGAATCGCAAAGCACTTAAACAGGGAATTTTAACCGCAAAAAAATTATGAGTTACGATAAAGATAATTGGGCCGTACCAACTGGCCTTTCACGCAAGGCCCGTAAGCTGGCCTTCGCTTTAGCTAAATTGGCTAAAGAACGCAACTGGAACGCTGGCCAGAAAGTTTTCTGGTCCCCAAAACAATGGAGAGATAAGGGTGAATCTTATGGCCGTGATGCAGAATTAGTCATCCTCCATGAGGGTGGATCCCATGCACCTTTCTTTTCACTAGACCACTCTTACGATACTGGATCTTACAATCAATATGAAGAGCAGGTCAGACTTCTTAGCGAATACGGTTTCTGGCTTGAGGGTCTCTACACATGGAGCAGTGCGGTATATGAACATTGATAAAATTAATTCAAACATCCTTTGGGAATGGAAGGGTGATAAGGAATACCAAGAGACCAAGCAGGCCATTATAGATGACCGCAAGCGGTTACAGAAGTTTGCTAACCGTGTAGCCAGCCGCAAACGGGCCAGCCTCAAGGAACTGGAAGCATGTAAACTATTTCTAAATACCCTTATCGATAATGAGAAATACTTTAAGCAAATCAAAGAGATCCGAGACAAAGCAAAGCTTGTGTCATAAATCTATTTATCACTTGCTTATTGTCTCCCAATATATAAGATTTATGTCATGACTACTATTTCCGAAATCAACCCACTTGAATGTCCATATAACTGGAGACTTGATTGGCCAGAGCATATCAGTATCGCTTGCTGCGGCACCGAGACTCCCGTTCAGATCGCAGGCAAGTGGTACATCTACCTCTATGACCGTCAAGCAGGCGGCCACAAATACTTCTGCTTCAATGATGACTTGTACATTTCGGACAAGGACTTTGAGGCCAACATCCGACACTTATGAACCTATACGATCACCTCATCTTCATCCCAGTGGTTATATCGCTGGCGATATTCTTTTACCAAGGATTCAAAGCATTATTCAACAAATGAAAATTACAATGCCAGACATACCACATTTACCTAACTCTCCAGAAGAGGAAGAGGAATACGCAAAGCAAGAATCTTTTATCCAAAACTGGGAAAGTGAAAATAAAAACAAATGCTTTCTGGATATGAATTTACCAGAACTCAATAAACTAATAGAAAAGACTAAAGAAGATGACAGAAAATAATTTAAATGAAAAAATAATATTACGGGTATGTTCCATACTGGACATCCCGTGCTACCAAGGCCGACAAGAGGAGTTTGTCTTGCGAATATGTGAAGACATTGCCGCAGGTAATTGCGTTGTCATAGATTCTAGGAATAAATCAATTTGCTCATTGCATCCCACTAAGCAAGAACTATAGTGATGGGACATGACCGAGGAAACCGAAGACAAACCTACACTGGGATGGGGTGGGCCAAGACCAAATCAAACAGGCCGCCCTCCATTGCCAGACGAACTCAAGCGAGTGCCATTGCGTACCCGTGTTTTACCAGAAACGATTGATTATCTTTCCACAGATGAACAAGGCATGGGCAAGGCCATCGACAAACTTGTCCGACTACGCAAGCGAAAAAAATGAGTTGACGGGTTAACCGTCTGACACTATTTCCTGCAATGGCAGGAATATATGAACCTAAAACAGCCTTATTGAGGCGAAGGGAGGTCATGGATTGGTTGGGACTTGCGGACCATGAAATGACTAACCTCATTAAGAATGGTGTAATTAAGCCCAAGTACTTTCGTGAAGGTGCAAGGGCTTTTTTCGTAAAACGAGAGATTGAGAAAACCATGTTGGAACCAGCGGAGGTGCCAGCATGAGATATCAATATGATTCTGAAAAGAATAAGGCCCAGAATGAGCCAGATGTTGCTCAGTTACAATCTGAGCTTACCGACATCTTGGAGGATGCTGGCCGAAATCTTCGCAGGCGAGATGACTTTGATGATGTCCGCTATGCTCGCTGGGAAGGTCAGTCACCAGATGATGGCCGCAAGCATGAAGAATACTTAGGGCATAAGCCTACACCATGGGAAGGTGCCAGCGATATTCATATGCGATTGGCCGACAGGTTAATCAATGAGCATGTGCATATGGCACTGGAGAGTTTTTTCCGTGCAAATATGTCAGTCTCTGGAATAGAGACAAGTGATCAGAAAAAGGCAGCCTACTGGAGAGATTGCTTGGCTTATTTCTTGGAGCAAAGGATGCTGCCAGAACTTCGCAGGGAAGTAGAGATCCTTGCACAGGAAATGTTTTCTGGATCTCCTGCAATTGGAATCTTGGGTGTTTATTGGCAGCAGGAAACCATCATGCGGATGAAAAAGTTTACCGTACAAGATGTTGTACAGATGGTTGCCGAGCAAGGTGGAGATGAACAGGCTGCCCAGCAAATTTTAGCAATCTTGCAAGATCCAGATATGGAGCAGGATGCTATGGGTTTGCTTATGCAGCACTTTGCTGGAGTTAAAGAAAAAGTATTATCTAAAGCATTAGAAGAGTTTAGGGCTACAGGTTCAATGGAGGTGCCTACACCAACTATTCATGAAAACCGTCCGAGATTCGTTGCCCACCGTCTTTACGAAGATGTTTTTGTCGATGCAAACTGCACCGAGTTAGATCGAGCTAGAGTGATTATGCGTAGGGAGTGGCTAAGTGAAACTGAGCTACGGGATAAGATTTTGTCGGAAGGATTTGATGAGGAATTTGTTGAGCAGGTTCTGGAAAAATCGGAAGGCCAGTCTGGGGTAGCAGAATACGATTACCGAAACCCCATTCAGCTTGGAGTCCATACAATGGGCAAGGGTGTAGAAGGTGACTTCAATGACCTTTATGAAATCTTTTATGCTTACCATAGGGTCTATGATGAAGATACAAATGTTCCTGCCATCTACTGCACTGCATTTTCGTCACATGTTCCAGACCTCTATGGTAAGCATGAGATTTTAAAATATGGCCACAATCAAATGCCGTTTGTCCTGTTTGCACGGGAGCGTTTATCACGGTCCATATTTGATTCTAGAGGAATCTCTGAACTGGTTGCTACTAATCAATATGAAGCAAAGGTGCAAAGAGATCTCAGAAATGATGCAAGCCAGATTGGTGTCATTCCTCCCTTATTGGTAAATGCCAGACGGGGAGGATTAAACCTGCTAGTGGCTCCTGCATCACAGATCACCATATCTCGCCCAGATGATGTCGGCTGGCTCCAACCGCCCCCTCTTTCGCAAAGCTCAATGGAGGCCGAGCAGGCTGCCATACTGGATGCGGAAAGGTACTTTGGTAACCCAGAGAAGCCAGAGGCACGGCAATTGTATCAGCAATGCATGGTGAACCGTTGGCTGGATTCTTGGCGAGAAGCATTCTCACAAGCATTATCTTTGTGCCAGCAATACTTGGACCCATCTTTTGTTGCCAGAATTACTGGCGGTCCAGTTGAAGAGATTGCCATGAAACAAGAAGATATCGAGGGCAGGTTTGATCTATCCCTAAGGTTCTCAGTTGATACTTTGAATCCAGAGTTCATGGAAAAGAAACTGGATGCGGTTACTAAGCTTACTCAGTTCGATGTCACTGGTGCCTTAGATAGAAATAAGCTGCTTGAGATTATTGCAGAATCAATTGATCCAATGTTGGCAAAGCAGGTCATTATGGACAAGCAAACTGCTGCTCAGAAAGAAATTGATGATGAGCAAAATAGCTGGGTCAAGATTATGAACGAAATTGAACCACAACCAAAAGAGGGAGTAAACTTCCAGCTTCGTTCGCAGACCGCCCAGCAGATTATGCAGCAATCACAGGAGTTTCAAAAGAAAGCATCCGAGAGTCCGCTTGTAAAACAACTGGCCGACAATCGTATGAAATATCTTCAATTCGGCATTCAGCAACAAGAGAATGCACAGATTGGCCGAGTGGGTGTTAAACCAGTAATAGGGGGAGGTTACTAATGTTTTGTTTCTGCAAAAAGAAAAAAGCAACGATAGTAAAATATCCAGAACCCATGAGTGCAGATCGAGTTGAAAAAGTGTTTGCCGAGCAGGGCAGGGACTCAATGTTGTGGCAGGCATTAGATTCAGTCTTAGACAACATGCTGCTCGATGCAGTTAATGATGTATCGGACCCAAAAAATGATGTCACTAAATTCGCTCATGCGGCTGGCCGAGTGGATGCCATATCTGGAATTAAATCACGAATTGAAGAATATAAAAAATGAATACAGACAAATTTAAATTACTCACTGCACATTATGAATCTGCATGTAAAAGCACAGATTTTTTAAAAGATTATTGGAATAAGGTAAGTGGCATTTATGTAAATGCTGGCTACTCTGTTTTCCAAGCTGGATTGCTATCGAATAATTTTGATGATCATTTGGATCTTCAGTTTGCTAGAAGAAAAATAAATCCAAGCAGAAAAAATATTCTCGATGCAGGCTGCGGAATTGGAACCTCTTTGAAGCACATGGCCGCCAAAAGGCCAGATGCCAGTTTCGCAGGATTAAACATATCTGACTCTCAGATTAAAGAAGCAAACAAAGATCTGCCTAAGAATGTTGAAATCGGTGAAGGTAGTTACGACAACATGCCATTTGAGAATGATACATTTGACTTAGCAATCTTTGACCAGTCAATTGGATACCGTCCGTTAATTGATACTTACTCAGAAGTAAGCAGAGTTTTGAAAAACGGTGGAAAAGCAATCGTTAGCGACATGTGTCAGATTGATGATCCAGACCCAGAGTATTCTATGCAAATAAGATCCCTGCAACAGAACTGGTATTACATGTGTTACCCAGTAGAATACCATCTGGCTGCGGCCCGTGCAGTGGGCTTAAAACCAACCTATTTACTAGATAACATGAATGTGCTGCTCGATTACTCAAAGTGGCAGGATTTGGTAAATGATAAGCTGCATGAGTTTCACGGGAATTGCCCGTATGCACCTATCAAGGTTTCTGAATTTCATTTTGAAAAAAATGCCTAAGAAAAAGAAAAAGGTTAACGAGACTCCAGAGCAGAAAGTCAAAAATGCTCACCGTGCATTCTTGGAATACTGGGTCGAGGAGTCAGATATTGACGAAAACCGAATCGCAGAAATTGCCCGTGAAGACACTAACGAGTGGCTTGAGGAATATGTGGTAGATTTTGAATGCGATATAGATCTGGAGGATGATGACGATGCCGAGGACTAAGAAGAAGAGAGGTGCGGACGGTAAAGCCTGCTGGAAAGGATACCGATTTGCAGGGACCAAAAAGGGAAAAGACAAGTGCGTAAAAGTTAGAAAGAAAAGATAATGCCTTACACAAGAAAAAAGAAAGTTAAGAAAGCAACTACTAAGGG